TAACTGCTGAGGAAATTGCTCAACGCGAAGTGGATGCTCAAGCCGCCGCAGATCGCAAGGCTCAAGAGGATGCAGATGCCGCTATTCTTGCAGGGCTAAAGGCGAGCGCAAAGGCTAAGTTGATGGCAGGACAACCTTTAACTGAGGCTGAGGCAAACACTCTTATTATCTAACCCAACACATCCCGACATCGGGAGTTGGGCGTAATCCTGATCTTTGCCAATCGCCATTAGACCAAATCGGCGCATTAGCAACCCACCAATCGTAAAAAGTTATTTCTCCAAACTTGTACCAACGATTAGGCTCTTGTAAATGATGCTCTATGAACTGAGGCGCAAACTCTTTGTAGCCTAAATGCACTAAATAATCTAACTGTTCGTGATGGTCATCCATAGTTGCTTGCGACCATTCAAAGGTTAATGGGTAGGGATTAGACATACCCTTAAATACAGACCATTCAGCCCCTTCGACATCTACTTTGATTAGATCGGGTTTGCCATACAACTTAACCAAAGTATCAACGGTTATGGTCGTGGCTTTAACTGTTCTAAATGGTTTGCCGTTGTAAGGCATTGATTCATCAGTTAGCCAATCTTTATTGATTGTAGATAGCCCATCTTCATCGGCTTCATAGAACTCAATGCGTTTAGCATCTTGATCTGATACCGCTAACTTTAACGGTTTAACTCTTGGCTCATAGATAAAGTTCTTAACAAGTTCGGCATAGATTCTTGGGGCAGGCTCTAGCGCAATTACTTTTGTAAATCCTTTATTGAGTCCGGCAATAGTGGCATCACCACGATTAGCCCCGATGTCGAATAGGATCATTGACCAATTCTCTCAAGGTTGGATTTGACGGCGTTTTCGTATTCAGGTGCTATACTTTCGTAAGATAATTCCCTAAACAGTTTTAGGCTTTCATCGTTACGGCCGATCCAATAGGCACTAACCGCTACTTCAAAGCGCAGGCAGTATTCGCCGTAGTATTCAACAAATGTTGGCAAGGCTGGCAGTTCATATTGCCGAAGCCCTATTTGCGCAAATGTGTAGCACTCCTGCCAATTACCTGATCTTTCGTGAAAGCGCGACATCAAGAAATAACCTTCGCGCCTATGTGGTAAGTATGCGATTGCTTGAAGCAAACAATTACTAACCGTATGCTGGCGATCGTTTTGATCCTCAAAGCATTTAGCAAGTTTTAATAGCGAGGCATAAACATAATCGCTCGCAGTATCTTTACCGTATTCTGCACAACGCAGATAGAATGATACGGCAGAAGCAGTTTGATTTAGTCGTTCATATTCCACCGCTACATCAAAGTTTAACCTTGGGTTGAATGGATCGTTAGATAGATCAACTATCAGATTCTCAATTATCATTTAACGCCTCCAAGATTAAATCTTCAACAACAAGTTTAGGTACGCGCAATACAAATGCCGCGTTATCCTGAAACCCAAAACTAAGCAGTAGATCATCACCTAATTTAGCCGCACCTACGCAAAACTCAATGCGAGCATCTAGGAATGAAAAGGCTTGCGATAGACCAACTACATTTAATTCACTATCCCATAGCACTAAACGATGGCGGTAAATGCCGTCTTTTTGATCTAGGTAATTCTTAAACAGATTAACTTCGTGGCTAATAGAAATATACATATTGCCCCAAGGGATCAAATGCGATGATCCGCGTTGGTCGGCAGGCGGTTGAATAGACTCACGCACGAACACCTGCGCACACGCGCCTGTATCTACATCGGCTTTAACTAACTCAGTTGGTAAAGTCCATTTGATGAAATGATACGGCTTATCTACGACTGGATACCAATTCTTTTCGCAATACGATGGCTTGTTAAATGGCGTTGCAATTCGAGTACGCGCAACTTCGCTAACTTGCCAAGCATCTTTATCCAAAGCAATACGGCTATATTCCATACGACCCTCACCATTGGTAGTTGTATCGCGCCGAACGCCTACTAAATATAGATCGCCATCCCATCGCACAAGGCGAGCATCTTCTAAGCCTACGAACTCCCAAATAGGTTCGTGCAGATTTAGCATCTCAACTTTTGCTGAGTTAATAACTTCTAAGTTTTCGTTTAGTCGGCATAGATAATTCTCTGTTACTAAGCGTTGATCTTTCTCAGGGTGAAGGTATGAAAGCGGCCCCCACCTCGAAGGAAATCGTTGTTGATTCTCTGAGTGGTAGAGTGTGTAATTAACTACTCGAACATTAACTAAAATATCGCCATCATCATCTACGAACACCGATGGATTCATTCCACCAACCGTAGATTGAATAACAATAGGTGCTAACTTGCCACCTTTTGAAACTGCCTTCTCAACTAAATTCATACGGATACTTTACCCAATAAGGAGAAACAATGGGCTTGATTGACCGCATAGCAAAAGCCGTTGCAACCCAATTAGAAAAAGCCCCAAATCTCCCTAGTGGCACAGGCGTTATGACTGAACAACAAATGCGACAAGCAGGCGGTATTGCACAAACGCAATATGGATTCGGTACAAGCACACCTCTACCTCGCAATCCTTTATTAGCAAGCGTTCCTTTTGCACCGGGCTTACCTTTAATTCCGGGCGCACTTAATCCATTAAATCCTGAAACTGGCAGACCTGCACCACGCCGTTACGAGTATTTAGTTGCGCAGAACATCAATGTAAGCGAAAACCGCCTAGTGCCTTTCAAGACACTACGAGCCGCCGCAGATCAAATAGACATCTTGCGCCGTTGCATTGAAGTTCGGAAGGCCAAAATTTCAGGTCTTGATTGGGATATTGTTTTAAGTGATGCCGCATCAGAAAAGATTATTGCTGAATCAGGTGGCAATCACCTACGCGCTATGGCAGATGCGCGCGAAAAATTTACTCCTGAGATTGCTCGCCTTCGCAAGTTTTGGGAAACCCCTGATCCTGCAAATGGTTTAGGTTGGGTCGATTGGCTCAATATGGCACTAGAAGAAATCGATGTTCTAGATGCTTGGGCTATTTGGCCTCAATTAACTGTTGGTGGCGAGATTCGCGGATTACAAATCCTAGACGGATCAACCATCAAGCCACTTCTAGATGATCGCGGTATGCGCCCTGATCCTTCTATTGGCCCTGCGTTCCAACAAATTCTGTATGGCTTCCCTCGTTCAGAATTCAGCGCAACAGTTGATGATGAAGCCGCAGATGGGGAATTCAGTTCTGATGAACTTGCTTACTTTGTACGCAATCGCCGCGCTAATTCTGTTTATGGATATTCACCTGTTGAGCGCGCATTGCCAATGGCTGATATTTACTTGCGCCGTCAGCAATGGATTCGTGCAGAATTTACCGATGGTGTAATGCCTAAGACTTTCCTAGAATTGCCTGAATCTGCAAATCTAACACCTGAACAAATCCGCGCTTACGAAAACATCTTCAACGATGATCTAGCAGGACAAACAGAACAACGCAATCGTATGCGTTTCTTAATTCCGGGTGCAAAGATGTCGTTTGAGCCGGGATATAGCGAGAAGTTTTCAGATCGCCTAGATGATTATCTAATCACTTCTATTACAGGACACTTTGGCGTTCTACCAACTGAAATTGGATTTAGTGCTAAGGGCGGCCTTGGTGGTTCAGGTCATCAAGCAGGCGAAGCCGAAGCCGCAGAACAAATTGGCATCATCCCAACCGCTCGTTGGGTAAGCCAAATGATCTCAAACCTTTCTTATCGCTGGTTAGGTATGCCACGCGAACTTGAATTTCGTCTTGCATCTAGCGATCGCACAAACAATGAAGAAATTGCAAAGCGCGATGACCTACGCACACGCAACGGATCACAAACCATTAACGAAAACCGCGCTGATCTAGGACTTCCATTATTGGATTCTCCTGAGGCAGATATGCCAATCTTTGTTGCTGGTCAATCAGTATTCCTAATGAGTCCTGACGGTATGGTTCAAGCAGGCACACCACTTGATGAAAATGGCAATCAAGAACAAGCAACAACAGAACAACCTGTTGCTGAAACACCTATTAAGCCCGCAGAAAAGCCTGCTGATAAGTCTGCTCAAGATGAAATCAAGACTTTTATTCGTTGGGTTCGCAAGGGTAATTCATCTCGCTCATTTAACTTTGAATATGTCGAAGATACTTACGCCGAAGTTCTAAACAAGTTTGTCGAGGCCAAAGACCTAGACGGTGCGCGCTGGTACGCTGAACGCTATTTGGGGTTGTAATGAAATCCCCCGCGAAAGGCGCGATAGTTCGTATAGCGGCCTCACACGCCGACAAAATACGCAAAGCATTTAGCCAAGCGATTGATTCACAAGCAGTTGCAGAATCTTTTGCACAAACACATCCTGCGGGTGGGCAAGTAACACCTGCTATGGCGCGTGATTGGGCTAAGGTTCATATCAACATTGATAAGCGACCTTTAGTAGATGCGCTTAAAAGAACTTATGCCGATGGTTGGGTAACAGGTAATTTAGCCGGGCGTTATGTTCTTGCACACTTACTTCGCAACAAGGCCGTAACTGCACCTAAAGTTGGTGTGGTTAATTGGGAAACTTGGACACCCGGCAATCAAGGCGCGGCGGCTTTACTAAGCCCTAAGGGTGGATTGCAAAGCCTATTAGACCAAGCATCAATAACCATTGATGGCATATCTAACACAAAGTTAGATCGTATTGGCACAATTTTATCTCAGGCTCTTGCGCAAGGCGTAACACCTTCTCAAGTTTCTATTATGGTGGATGAAGTAGTTAATGATCCACAACAAGCACTTGTTATCGCTCAAACAGAAATGAGCCGCGCAGTAGTTCAATCTGAACTTGCTCAATACCGCGACTCAGGCGTTGAAATGGTTGAGTGGCTAGTAGCCGATCCTTGCGAGGATTGCGCAGTAAATGAGGATGCTTCACCAATATCTATTGATGAAGATTGGCCTAACGGCGATGCGCCTGTTCATCCTAACTGTATGTGTGATATTGCCCCTTATATGAGCGATAGCACCGACATAACAGACGATAATGCAGATGTTCAATTAGCGGTAATGCCTGATCTTGCTAAGTTCGTACCTTCTAAATTAGAAGTAGAACGCGCACTATCTCGCCTAAAGATTTTGCCTAATCCACCACAAGTTCCCGAAGATATTGATGTGGAAAAGGTAGTTGAATCGCCTTGGAAAGTAACACCTGTAATTACAGTTGATCCGAGCATTTGGGATAACGCAGAACTAGCCCTAGTACGCTTTGAGGATTTAACTGCTACGGATGAATATATGCGCCGTAAAAAGATTAAAAAGCATATTGAGGCTATGGGTGCAGGACTTACCCCATATCGTAACTTTGCTCTCGTCATAGAGCGTAGTGGTGAGCAAATCATCATTGACGGACACCATCGCTTAATGGCTATGTGGCTATTAGGTATGACGGAAGCCCCTGTTTGGCTAGCAAAAGAAAACTAAGGAGAAACAATGGCAACTGATTTTACTTATGCGTATGCAGAGTTAATCAAGGCAGATAAGCACTCAGACGGCACACTTACTGTTTATGGTAAGGCAACCGATGATTCTATTGATATGGATCAGCAAATCTGCGATCCTGCTTGGCTAGATACCGCTATGCCACAATGGTTTAAGTCAGGCGGCAACATCCGCGAACAACATTCAAACATTGCGGCGGGAGTTGCAAAAGAATATGAAGCGAAAAGCGATGGTCATTACATTTCTGCTCTTGTCGTTGATCCTGTTAGCGTTAAAAAGGTCGAGGCAGGCGTTCTTAAGGGATTCTCAATAGGCATTAAATCTCCACGCGTTGTACGCGATACCAAGGCAGTTAATGGTCGCATCATTGATGGGCAGATCATCGAAGTTAGCCTTGTAGATCGCCCTGCCAACCCAAACGCGAAGTTAATTATGGCAAAAAGTGTTGAAGGAGAATCATCTCTAGTTCAAGTTGAGGAACTTCACGAATACAAAGCACCGCTACCTAGCGATGTTATTAAGACCACTAAGAAAGGGTCAAAGATGGATAAAATAAAGCAAATCACGGAATTGGCTAAGTCTTTGACTCCTGATACCGTGAAGTTTGACCAAGCACTATTCGACATTGCAGTTAAGGCTATTGCAGACTTAATCATTGTTGAAGCGGGAGAAATCTCAGCCGACAATAGCGAGCGCGATTCAATCGAAAGCCTAATGGATGCTCTAAAGCACCTACGCAACTGGTACGAAGGCGAAGTTGCAGAAGGCGAAGTAGCCGCACCTGATCTAAATACTATTGAACTATCTGCTGATGCAGAAGTTGTTAAGGGCGATTGCGATCACGAAGATTCTTGCGCTGATTGCGGATGCGATGGATGCAAGGCCTGTAAAGGTTGCGATACCAAGATGTGCAAGGGATGTTCATATATGGCCGCAAAATCTGTTCAAGCAGATACCGCAAAGTGCTTAGAGTGTGGATGCCACAATGTCGGTGCTACACATGGACTAGACAAGGTTCTACCACCAAGCGGATCAAATCCTAATCCAATGGTTGCACCTGCAAATGTAACAACTGCTCAAATCATTACACCTGAACAGGGTGCTGGATCAGTTAAATCTGCCGAAGCAGACGAAGTTGCTACCGAAGCAGAAGCACCTGTTGAAGCAGAAACTCCTGCCGAAGTTGCAGAAGTTACCGAAGTTTCTGAGGTTGAAACCTCAGATGATAAGGGCATTGAAGCCATTATCGAAGAAGCCGTTAAGAGTGCTATGAAATTGGTTGAAGCCGAGATTGCTTCACTAAAGGCAGAAAAAGAGTCTGCTCTAGAGAAGTCAGTAAAACTTGAAACCGAACTAGCAACGGCATTGTCTAAGAGTGTTGCAGGTGGCCCAAAGCGCACCGCAGTAATCTCAGGCGCACAATCAAATGAATATCTAGTCAAGGCCGCAACATATAAGGCCAAGGCTGATGCAACAACCGATCCTGTTCTACGCAAGGGATACCAATCACTTTATGCGGAATTTTCCACAAAGGGTGGCTTGCCAATCTCTGACGAGAACGAATAACACACTTAACGAAAAGGAAAATACTTATGGCACAAATGCCTAAAGCAACAGACCTATTCGGTGATGTGAAGCCAAAGAAAGCCGCAGAACTTCAAGAACAATATCTTGGAGAACTTAACAAGTCTTTCTCAAACCCTTCAACAACACCGGGTCAAGCACCATCAGTTGATCCTGCCTCAGCAATCGAAGCACTTGTAGCAAACAAGTCGCTATCACCTGATGCAGTTGGTTCACTAAACGCGGCTCTAGCCGCACAACGCACCGCAAGTGCAGACATTGTTAAGGACATCTCCCTAACATCTCCACTTAGCACATCTTTTGCCGCTTTCGACTTGGAAGCACCTGCAAAACTTCTAACACCTCGCCCAACACCTCTACGCAACAAGATTGTTCGTAAAAAGGGTGTCGGTACTTCACACCGTGTAAAGCGTATTACTGGTTACACAGGTACAGGTACTGGTGGACAAGGACAAATCTGGCCGGGAATCACAGAAACCACAACAACTGCATTTGGTTCAATTAACTTTGAACGCGGCCCAAAGATTTCTTACTCAGCCGATGATCTAGTTTTGCCATACAACTCATACTCACTATCTGATGCAGTTTCATTTGATGCAAACTTCTCAGGTTTGGGTTATCAAGACCTCCGGCAGTTATCATCAACTTCTACCCTTTACGCAACAATGCTAATGGAAGAAAGAATGATGCTAATGAGCCGTGGTACTGCTTCAGGTTACGCAGGCGCACTTTCAGCACCAACAGTAACCCTATCTGCCGTATCAGCACCAACAGGAACAACCGCAATCGCTAACAACACATACTATGTATATGTAACTGCCGATGCTGGTATCTCATCATCAGGTTTTGGTGAGTCTATTGTTTCAACAGTTCAATCTGCTACACCTTCATCACAAGTTCTAAAGATTGTTGTGGGAGATGTTGTTGGCGCACTTGGCTACAATGTGTATGTTGGTACATCAACAGGTACTGCAAACGCTAAGTATGTTGGAACATTTAAGTCAAATACTGCTTATGTTGTAGGTTCATCTACTGTAAGCGGTGGCGATATTATCGTTTACTCATCATCAAGCACAATCACAGCCGCTCGCGCTAACGCAGATACTTCTGCTTACGCAACAGGATACGATGGAATTCTTGCCACCGTTCTTGGGCCAAACTCAGGTTTTGTTAATGATATTAACACCACCTTCTCAACTTCTAATCCGGGCGTAGAATTCCAAAAGGTATTCTCAGGTCTATACGATTCAGTTAAGGGTGATCCTGATGAAATCTTGCTAAACGGTGCAGATCGTAAGCAACTTTCTGACTCAATCAAGAATGGTTCAACTGCTAACTACCGTTTGAATCTTTCACAAACAGATACAGGCGATTATGTAGGTGGCGCAGTAATTGGCGCACTACACAACGAAATCACAGGCAAACTTGTTGATCTTGTTGTTCATCCTTGGCTTCCACAAGGTGTTGCACCTGTTCTTTCCTACACATTGCCAATTCCTGATACAGAGGTATCAGATGTCTGGGCAAATGTTATGGTTCAAGACTATATGGGTATTCAATGGCCTGTTACACAGTTTGCCTACGAATTCTCAACCTATTTCCGTGGAACATTCTTCTGCTACGCACCTGCTTGGAATGGTGTCGTTTCAGGAATCGTAAACGCATAAATTGGTTAATTGCGAGAGGGGTGGGGAAACCTGCCCCTCTTTGCACTAGAAGGAGGGATTGCAATGCCAAAGATGATTGGCCCAAAAGGTATGCGCGAACTTGGCGTAAATACTTCAAAGGGCGAAAGAGTATTAAAGGCTGGCAAAGATGGATTGTTTAATGTTAGCGATCCAAAGTTAGTTAGAAAATTAAAACAAGAGGGCTTAGGAATTGCGAGCGCATCAGGCGTATTAGCAAATCCTTCACAAGTCGGATATACCTGCAAAAAATGTGGGTTTGGATCATTTTTTAAGAAATGCGGAAAGTGTGGGGAAATAAATGAGTAACGCATACACAGGCACAACGCATCAGTTCTCAACCCCATATCTGACCCTAGATGAGTTTAAGAACGCGCCTACCGCGATTGATATAGATAACCTAGTTTTTAATTCACAAGACCCTGATGTTCAGGATGCCGAATTATCCAATGTAATTGCTCGCGCTTCATCTTGGATTGATACCTATTGCAACCAAGTTCTAGCCGCTACAACCGAACAAGAACAACAACGCACACGCATTAACGCTGACGGCACTATTCGCCTTCACCCACGCTACAACCCTATTATTGCGCTTACATCTTTTTATTACGGCAACCCATCAACCCAACTTCAAACCCTAAGTGATTGCTCGGTTGCTTGGATTGAAGATTCAGAAATCATCGTGCCTTACGCAACTTTATCTACAACCTATTCATCTCAAGGCGCACTTCAATTTGGTTTTCCAACATCACCACGCATTGAAACCTACATCAAATACACCTATGTAGCAGGCTACGCAAACACTACTATTGTTAGCGCAACCGCAGGGCAAACAAGCCTAACCGTTGTTGATGGCACAGGAATCACCGCAGGATTAACGCTAAAGATTTATGACGGCTACTCAAGTGAGTTTGTAACCGTGGCCTCAACTTACACATTTGGATCAACTACAATTCCACTCACATCTGCGTTAGTTAATAATCACGCAACAGGTATTTCTATCTCAGCCCTACCTCCTGCAATCAAAGAGGCCGCAATCCTTGTTACAACCGCTTTTCTAAAAGTGCGTGGTGATAACTCAATGGTTATGTCTATCGGTACAAGTGCAGGCCCGGTTATTCCGGGTAAGGAAAAGTTAGGCGAGGATATAGCGTTAGCACAACAGTTGTTGATGCCTTATAGAAGGGTTAGATAATGGCAGTTGGTCGCAAACAAGCGCGTTCTACCATTGCAGACTTTTTACAACCGCCAAAGGTAGATGGCATCAACCAAGTATTTACATCTTTTCCAAAGCGTATTAACTTTCAAATCAATGCCCTACCATCAGATAAAAATCGTTGCGCCGCAGTTATTTTTATTGAATCTGAGCGCGAAGAAAGAATTGCCGTAGGTGGCGCACATAGTGGTTGGAAGCGTGTTGATTATCAGATAGCAATTCAACTATTTCATCACTCAATGGAGTCTAACGCCGAAGATGCTATGGACAATTTTGACTATGTAATTGATAATCTAAAGGATCGTATTCGTTCAGATCACCGTTTTGGTGATGCTTCAGGAACGCTAGTTTGGCAAGGCGCAGAACCTCGTATTGATACATCTTATGGTGAGCCATCTTTAAGTGATGGTACTGCCACCGAAACTTGGGCAATAGTTCGTTTTGATGTTACCCAAATGATTCAAGCCTAAGGAGAAAAATGGCTAAATACACATACAACGGAAGCGATGAACGCGTATTCCCAACCATCGCCGTAACCGTTGAACCCGGAGATAGTTTTGATGCGCCTGATAATTTCAGCGCACCTGATGTTTCAGCAACCGCCAAAGTAACACCTACACCAAAGCAGGAGAGTGAATAATGTCCGTACAAAATACCCACCGCTCGTACCTCGGCATCGCTAAGGAAGCGACAAAGGGAACTGCCGTTACACCAACGGATTTCATCCCTGTTACTGCATCAAAGTTCAAACCGCAAGATTTGGTTGGCGAACTTTATGATGAGGGCGTACGCGGTAGCCTTGTAAAGAACTACGCTTACATCCAAGGCCGTACTTACTCAACATTTGATTTTGGTGGCCCTGTATTTGCAGATACTTTTGGATACTCACTTGCAGGATTGCTTGGCGATGTAACTACAACAGGATCAACCGCACCTTACACACATTCAATCGCTCTTAAGAACGCAACAGGAACAGGATCAGATGCTCAACCTGTTGCCTATACCCTTACCGATTTTTATGCCGCAAGTGTTCGCGCTTACGCAGGTATTCAAATTCACGAAGTATCTCTAAAATTTACATCAGACGGATTACTTGATTATGATGCGAGAGGAACAGGTTACGCTTCTGCAACCGCCTCAACCCCAACCCCATCATTCTCAACCGTATTGCCTACCCCAACTTGGATTGCAACCGTAACAATCGGTGGCACACAAATTACAAACTCAGTTGAAGGCAATATAGATATGACTCGCCCTGTTACACCTATTTTTGGTATTTCTAACACCAAGAATCCTTACTCAGTATTTGTAGGTGCTTTAGAAGTTAAGGGCAAGATTCGTTTTGTAATGGAAGCCGATACTGAATTAACTCGATTCCTTACAAATACCCAACCTGCAATCACAATTAACTGGTCGCAAGGTACAGGTGCAACTGCAACACAAATTCAAGCAACCGTATCAAAGGGTGCTTATGTTGCGGCAATGATTGATCGCTCAAAGGACTTTGTAGAAATTGATATTGATCTAAACGCACAAGGTAACACCACAGATGTTGGTGCAACCGCAGGTTACTCACCTATCAAATGGACTCTACAAAACGCAAAGGCTTCGGGTACATACGCATAACCCGATAAGATGTCGATAGGGAGTGCCGCCTTCCCACTCCCTATCGACCCTACACAGAGAAGGCGCGGATGGAAGGAAAGCAATGCCTGATTCAAAAATGATCCTGCCTAAATCTAAGGCAGAAGTAACGCTACGCGATGCAACAGAGATGCGCCACAAAGACCGTAAGGCAATATGGGCATCACTCTCAGAACAAGATAACGCTCTAATTCAGAGTCTAGATATGACCGAAGGCTTAATTGCTTTCTTGGTTAAGGATTGGACTCTTGATCTAATTTTGCCATCAATTCGCATTTCATCTATTGGCGAACTTGAGATTGCTGATTATGATGCGCTCGCTATTGAGGCTAATAAAGCACAAGAAATCTTGTTTCCTAATTTTGCAAAAACACCTGAAAACGAATCGAACCCTGATAGCCCTTTAGACAAGTCCAACGACTAAAGGAGTCGTTGGAAGGGCACGAACGGCATCCCGATTTAACTTACCCTGATGACCAATTTGTTTATTATTTTTGCGCAAAAGAATTTGGTTGGACTATTGAAGAAACTGATAACCAACCCGCACCTATGATTGATTGGTTAGTAGCAATCCATAACGCAGTAGGACAGGTTAAAATTGATAAACAGTAATATCTTTCAAGTAATGAACGCAGTTACAAAAGCCACCGATAAACTTGATATTGGTGCTCGTATGGCGCGTGATGAAATGATGAATACTCTTACTCGATATGCCAAAGAAGAAATTAAAGGCAGAAGAACGCCGGGAGAACGAGCCACGCCGGGCGAACCTCCTATGAACCGCACAGGTAATTTGCGCCGATCTATTAAAGGCGAAAGATTTAAAACAGGTTTTGCTAGTTATTCAGCCGTAGTAGGCCCAACGATTGTTTATGGTCGCTCAGTTGAAATGGGTGGAAAGTATGCACCTAATAGTTGGCGCGATGGGCAGAAATTCCCATATATGAAACCTGCATTTGAAAAGTTCCAAAGAGTTGCAATGTCTATTATGCGTAAGCATCTAAGTCTAAGGAGGTACTAATGGCTGAGTTCTTCCCTCCTGTTATATTTGAAGTAAAAGCCAAGGCAACCGAGGCTATTGCTGAATTTGGCAAAGTTAATAAAGAACTTGCCGCTATGGAAAAAAATGGCATCCTTGCAGGTGGCGCATTGGGTAAAATGGAAAAGGCTGGCAAACTTGCGGGTACTACTTTTCTTGGATTAGCAGGCACGATTGGTGTATTAGGTGGCGCAAGTCTTGAGGCATTGGATTCATTTGAAAAATCCCAAGTAAGATTAGAAAACGCCGTAAAAAATACAGGCGTAAATTTTGCTGCCGCCGAACCCATAATTAAATCACACGCAGACGCAATGAAAAATCTTGGTTTTACTTATGGTGAAACTTATGATGCTTTAACTAAAATGACCGCCGCATCGGGTAGTCCAAAATTAGCATTAGATTCTTTAAGCGTAGCCGCCGATCTTGCGCGTTACAAACAAATTTCTCTTGCTGAAGCAGGAACACTTATTGCTCGCGCATCTGTTGGGCAGGCTAAGGGTCTTGGTGATTTAGGTATTGCTATTAAAAAAACCATACCTGCGGGTGCTAGTTTTGAACAAATTTTGAAGGCAATTGAAGATAGAACAGGACATTTAGCAAAAGATTTTAGTGAAACCTTGCCGGGTAAATTGCAAATTGCAAAAGCCAATTTTAACGCTTTAGCAATTACTATTGGTACTGAATTAGTGCCTTACGCGCAACAATTTACCGATTGGTTAATTACAACAGGCATACCAAAATTAAAAGAAATGGGTGAATGGTTTTCGGGCCATTTAACTTTAATTAAAGATTTTGGTATTGCTTTGGGTGCTATTTGGGCTACATCTAAAATTATTGCTTTTATCGGTGTTCTTAAAGATGTTATTAGCACTATGCGAGCGTTAGCAGTTGCGGCTGGTATTGCTGGCGTTGCCGAAGCATTTGCAACAGGTGGTTTAAGTGCAGTTGCCGCTACTGCGGCTCTTGCTGGTACTGCCATTCCTTTGATTGCTACTGGCGCGGCGGTTTATGGCGCAGTTAAAGCAGATCAACTTCTTACTTCAGGTAAAAATAAATCAATTCCTTATGATCCAATGTCGGGCAATACTCCCGATTTACCAAAACTTGGAGGATCGGGTGTTAAAACATATAGTAGTGCAAAACCAAAAGCACCTGCTCAAGTATTCATCAATGTTAATGGGGCGCAAAATCCAAATGTTACTGCAAATGTAATAGCCCATACGCTAAAATTCAATAGTCCATTAACAGGAGGGTAATAATGGTTTCTAGTCTTAATCCATATCAATTTGCCTTTAATGATTTTTTGTTTGGTGCAGGAACGCCTTATTCCGTTATAGATGTTAATGGCCTTGCAAGTTTGCCACCATTGCGCGTTCAAGATGATAATCGCGGTTATGTAGATGGATCATATTCAGGTAGAGATTTTTATGATGGTCGCAGTATTACATTTACTATTGTAACTTTAGGCGATAATTCTCATACCGCTCAATACTATTATCGTGCGCTAAAAACGGCTTTAGTTCCTCAGCAAATTGGAACTCCGGGCAATTTAAGCACATTTCAATTTAGGCTAGATTCAGGCGATACGCTAAAGACTATGCAAGGTCGTGTTCGCACTAACGATACTATTATTGATGCCGATTACACTTATGGCTATATTCAATCTACTTTAACTCTTTATTTTCCTGATCCACGCTATTACGACAATACCGTTCAAACAGGTACAGGTAATAGTGTTTCTGTTGTTAATTCAGGATGGGCTACTACTTGCCCAACTATTACAATTCCTACCCCTCCTTCTGCAACTTTTAGCATTACTGGCGCAGGAACTACTATGAGTTTTGCCAATGTTAATACAAGCAAAAATATAGTTATTGATTTGCTTTATAGAACAATTACGCAAGATTCAATAGCGGCTCGCAATATCCTTGTTGGTTCATCTACTTGGATTTCCGTTCCTGCAAATACAACGGCTTCATTTATTTTAAGTGGTTCGGGTTCAATGACCGTTACTTGGCAGAACGCTTACATTTAATGGCAAGCGACTTTCGTTATTTAATAACTAACCTTTGGAAGCATAGTTCGGGTTATGAAGATGTTATAGCCGAATTGCCATTTACGGGTGTTGATTTTACAACTCAACTAAACAGTATTGGTACATTTACAGGCCACATATTATTATCAGGTGTAAATTCATCTGATCTAAATGTTCTTAATGCAACCACTCCGGGCAAAAACGCGCTTTACATAGATTACAATGGCACAATTATTTGGGGTGGAATAATTTGGCAACGCAATTACAATTCTGATACTCAAACATTAGATATTACTGCTCAAGAATTTGAATCATATTTTCAACGCCGCAGAATTTCAGATACTAAAACTTATACCACTCAAGACCCACTTTATGTAGTTCGCAATCTTATTACTTATGCTCAAGGCAAATCTCACGGCGATATAGGTGTTATTGTCGGTAGCGAATCATCATCGCTTAGAGTAACTAAAATCTATAATGCTTATGAAGTTAAATCTGTATATCAAGCCATTAAAGATTTAGCCCAAGGGTCGTTATTTGATTTTCTTATAGTTCCTGCTTGGGGTTCAGGTACTAACGCTAACAAACTTATTAAAACTCTTAAATTAGGTTCGCCCACTCTTGGATATACTTACGATCCTACAAGCAATGACCATTCTTGGGTCTTTAGTTTGCCCGGCAATATAGTAAGTTATAGTTATGCCGAAGATGGAATTACTGCGGCCAATCAATTATTTGGTATTGGTTATGGCGCAAATGCCACGCGTTTAATTACAACCGCTTATGATCCTACCTATATTGGAACTTATGGTACTTGGCCTTTGTTGGAAGATGCTACCAATTACATAGATGTAGGTGATGCAAACCTTTTGCAAAACCTTACAATCGGTAAATTAAATGCTCTTTCTTATCCACCATCAATTATTAAAATTGTTATTCCTAGTTATGTTGATCCGTATCTTGGAAGTTATAGCGTAGGCGATGAAGCGCGTATATCTATTAACGATGATCTTTTTACAATGGGCGGGCTAGATGCCGCTTATAGAATTACGGCAATAAATGTATCGCCGGGTGAAAACGGCCCTGATCGTGTAACTGTTACACTTATGCTTCCACTTAGTACGACAGGAACAGTATGAGTTATGTAAATCTGCCCGACAACCTTCGGGATATTTTTTACAATCTTTCAGATCGAGTTACTAAACTTGAAACTGGCCCTAACGCGGCTATGTATAAAGCAGAATCGGTGCAAACTGTTGCTAATGATGCTTATGCTCAATCAATTATTGCTGGCAATCAAGCAACCCAAGCCGCGCTTCAAGCGGGCGTAGCACAAGCAACCGCAGATGGCAAAAATACAGTTCATTATTCAACAAGTACGCCGGGTTCAACCCCTAATAAAGTTGGCGATATTTGGTATCAATATGGAACTGGAACTTATTCTAATCAAGTAATTGCTCAATGGTCAGGCGCGGGCGGTACATCTTGGACATCGGTGCAAGTTTCAGGGTTAGTTATTGCCAATATAGATGCGGGTACTATCAAAACAGGAACTCTCACATCTATTGCTATTTATGCTGGATCAACAGGTCAATTTCAAGTTTCTGCCGCAGGTGCTTTATCGGCTACGGCGGCAAGTATCCAAGGCGCAATTACCGCAGACACGCTTTCAACCAACGCGGGAACGATTGCTGGATTTAGCATCAATTCTAATTATTTATATTATTCAGGAACTTATCTTTACTCAGGTGGTTCTACTACTTATGCGCTTTATTCAAGCAGAGATGTTTATGCTAATAATTTAAGTGCAAATGGTTTTGTAACTGCGGCATCCGCAGGTAGCACATTTCAAGCATCTACATTTAACGGAACTTTAACCGCTAGTGGTGCTATTGCTAATACTGGCTATGTTACTTATACAGGCGCGGCTAATATGCGTATCTCGACTTCTAGCGGAATTATTGGATACACATCATCATCCCAACGCTACAAGGTTGCTATTGAAGAACAAACAATTCCTGTTGAATCTATTTTGGCACTTAACCCTAAATCTTATGTAGATAAAAACGAAGCAGAAGAAAAAGGTACAACCGAAGGCTTACAACGCTGGCTTGGACTTATTGCGGAAGATATTGCGCAAATACCTGTTCTTAAAGATTTACTGGCCGAATACAATACAGAAGGCGAGCCACAATCGGTTTATTACGATCGTATTGCCGTAGCCTTAATTCCGCTATTAAAAGATCACGAAGCACGACTAAACAAGTTAGAGGGCAAATAATGGAAGCACAAGTAAAAATCGAAGATATATTAAAAGAGATGCGCGAAACTATCGGGCAACAGGCTCAAGAAATTGCAATTCTCAAAGCAACTATTGAGGCGCAAAATGCCCCAAAAGAATTTAATGTTTCTTACGATAAACCTGTAGTTACAGGAATACAGAAAACCGCTAATACATAACCGAAAGGTGCAATGAATGACCCTTAGTGATGCTTCAAGTTGGGCAGGAATTTTATGGTTTGCAGGAGTATCCGTAGGCACTATTTATGCAGGCTTTAAGTTCTGGTTCAAATTTACCGCCAAATTAGATAACCTTGAAAGATACACATATAAAGAAAATGGCGGTTCGTCATTAAAGGATGCGCTTAATCGTTTAGAAAAAGGTTTGACCGAAAACACCAAACTTACAAACAAGGCTTTTAGCGCAATCGCTAAACTAGAAGGCAAGTTAGAAAATCATATTGAGGAAAACGGCAAATGAGCGCAAGCGCAGATAAAGTTGTTGCAATCGCATTAAAAGAGGTTGGCTATAAAGAGAAGCCTGTAAATATCACCAAGTATGGTGCTTGGTACGGTATGGATGGGCAAAGTTGGTGCGCAATGTTCGTGTCTTGGTGTTTTAACCAAGCAGGACTTACTTCGTTAATTGCCGCAGGCCCAAAGGGTTATGCTGGATGCCAAACTTTTGAAGCGTGGGCAAAGGCTCACAAGTTAATTGTTCCAACCACAACTGTTCAGGCTGGCGATATTCTTTTGTTTGACTTTTACAAATCAGGTGTTGCAGAACATACAGGAATCGCTACTGGCGGTTTTGATCCGCACACCCACTTAGTACCAACTGTTGAGGGCAATACGGCGGCTGAAAATGCTGGATCACAAGCAAATGGCGATGGCACATACATCAAGCATCGCGCAATTTCAACTATCCGCGCCGTAGTACGCCCTAAATATCCAAACTAAGGAGAAACTATGAAACTATCACCACAAGCAAAAGCAATCATTAAGTCATATCTACGCGGTGTTGTTGTAGCAGTTACCCCGCTACTTGCAACCGCTAACAAGGATGCTTGGGCGTATGTAGCCGCAGTATTCGCAGGCGTTATCGCACCTGCTATTCGCGCTTACGATAAGAACGATCCGGCGTTTGGCGCAGTAGCAGAAATCGCTATTGACGATGCAACAAAGGCAATCGCATCAAAGGAAACACCTGCCGCTTAATTAGACACGATTCAACTTAACCCCTCAGCCTCATGGTTGGGGGGTTATTTTGCGTTATGCTAGGATTTAACAAAGGGGGCAATATGGATTTGATCGCTGATCTAAAACTATTGGCTGAATCTAGCATTGGGCAAGGATTACCTTGTAGTGCTGGCGAAGTCATTAAAAAGTTACAACCTAAAGAACGCGAAGCATTAGAATCTGCATTTAACAATAGAACGATCCCTGTACCGCATTTATTAAAAGCATTAGAAAAGAACGGCTTTCAGGTATCAGAGCGCGCCTTATACAAACACCGCCGAAAAGAATGTAGGTGCTTCAAATGAGCCTAGCCGATGATCTAGCCAAGATTGAAAAAGAGTCTGATCCTGAAATTGTTGAATTACGCAAAGCACTTAATAACGCTCAAAAACAATTAGCCAAGGCAAAGATTCGTAACGATGAATTGGTAGTGGCTACGCTTCGCGGTGCTTATGAAGCAATGCTGGCATTAGGCAAGGTTGATCCTGTTGCCGCACCTAAAAAAGATGTTCGTAAGACAAGTGCCGAAGTTGCGTTAATTCATACAACGGATTGGCAAGGGGCAAAGGTAACAACCTCTTACAACTCAGAGATTATGCGCAAACGCGTTTTGCAATTTGCCGACAAAGTAATTCACCTTACAGACTTACAACGCGAACATCATCCTGTTCGTGAGTGCGTAGTTATGTTTGGTGGGGATATGGTTGAAGGCTTATTCAATTACCCTGCACAACTTTGGCAGATAGATGCTTCACTCTTTGGACAATTCACAACCGTATCTCGCTTATGTGTGGATTTTGTTCGTGTAATGCTTGCTAACTTCGATAAGGTTACTGTTGTTGCTGAATGGGGTAATCACGGTCGTATTGGTGGTAAGCGCGCCGAAGTTCCAAAGAACGATAATGTGGATCGAATGGTTTATGAAATGTCGCGCCAAATTCTTGCAGGAGAAAAGCGTTTGACTTGGGAGGATTGCCCTGAGGACATTCAGGAAATTTTGGTGGGCAATTACCGGGCCTTGTTAATGCACGGCGATGAGTTGGGTAGATCAGGATTCGCTTCACCTGCCGCTTGGATTGCAGGGGCTAATCGTTGGAAAGCAGGGGCGCACGATTACGACTTCCACGACATCTATTTAGGGCATTACCATCGCCACGCTCAAGAGCCAATCCAAAAGAACTTCAATCTTTACTGGACTGGTAGCACCGAATCCGATAACCGCTATGCGCGTGATTCTATGGCCGCCTCAGGGATGCCTAGCCAACGCCTGCACTTTGTCGATCCCGCCAAGGGGCGCGTAACGGCGCAGTATCAGGTTTGGCTTGATTAACACCCAAAGGGTGGTATTTCAAAAAAAATTTTTAATTTTCTAGTAAAAAGCCCCGATGAAGATGTCGGGGCTTTTCGCTTTCGTCAGGGGAGAAGAATTATATCTCGGTTTCCTCATCGGGCAATTCATCAGCCCCTACAAGCGGAATCTGAGCGCGTTGCATAGTTTGTACCGATTCCTTAAAGACTTCGGCCGCTCGATTGGCTATATCCTGCAAATGATCGGGATATTGGGCATCGGATTGAATTTCCACAATTAACTCATACGCGCCAATTCGGACTATCAACATACCCCCATCCTGCCACAAAAAAATAGTTTGCGTAAATGGTCGAATTTGTAAGGTTTCGATTGTAAGATATGCCCAATGCCAAATGGGGCAGATTAAAGGAGGCAAAAGGAATGGCGTTTAATTTAGATAATTACGAGCCTGTTGCAGATCGGTTGGCTCGCGCTTTGGAAGATAATCCAAATATGCGAGTTATTACTGATCTTGTTGCAGTTGAAAGAACACCCGAAGGTAAGCCACTTCAATACATAGTCAGAGCGCAAATATGGCTTGGCGATATTTTGAAGGCGCAAGACTATGCAGAAGAAATGGTTGGTTCATCGCCTGTAAATAGAACATCGGCATTAGAGAACTGCACCACTTCAGCAATCGGTCGCGCATTAGCCGATATGGGCTACCAAGGAAATCTAAACGGCAAAGCATCTCGCCCAAGTCGTGAAGAAATGGAAAAGGTTGCTCGCGCTGAAAACAATATGCTTACTGAAAAGATTGAGAAGGTTGTTTATTCAGATGACCAAATCAACCTTGCTAAAGAGGCATTAGATCAGATTCCTGCAATCGAATCTGTAAATGAACTTAAGTTGTTTTACACAGGCGCACAAGAGGCAGGCATCTTACATATTCCTGTTAATGGACTAACCGTTCAAAAATCTATCGGCGCACGAAAGAAAGTATTGGAGGCAGTTAAGTGAGTATGCACTATCCAATCGCAACGGCTAAACGCTCACGCGGTTTCTTGATGTTTCGCTCGATATTTCGTTGTGTGTTTTGGACATCGCTTACATTAGGCGCATTATATTTATATATGAGGTATTACTACTAATGATAATTACACCCGCACAAATTGAAAAGCGTTTGATTGATCTCTCAACGGAAATCGACCAAGCCCACAATGATCTTGAGGAAGCCGAAAACGAATTCCACATTGCAACTGCGCAATACGAATTGGCAATGGCAAAATCCCGCATTAAGAACTCTCATACAGATATGAAGATGACTGCAACAATGCGCGAGGATCAAGCCCTAATTGAGAACGAAAAGTTACACACACGCGTTGCGCTTGCTGAGGCTCAAGTCAAGGCAAGCCGCGCAAATGTTAATCGCCTTCGTACTCAGGTAGATATAACCCGATCTGTAAGTTCATCCGTTAAAGCAAGTTTGGAGTTGTAATGGATTACACAACACAAAGATTTCGTGCTATTGCTTTTGATCGAGTAGGTAAAGATTTAATCAATACAGGCAATGGCTTAAAAGAATATGAAGTAAAAGATAGGCTTTTCAAAAAAAGAAAAGTAACAATTACCGATAATCTTACCTCACAAGCAATTATTCATTTAATTGATGAAATGCAATTTGTTACTTCTGTTTGGTTAAAATCTTTTAATACAGGTGAAGAAGAATTTGCCGAATTTGAAAAAGTTATTCAAAAAATGGGAGAAATTTTATTTGAAGATTTGATTGAGCAAAATGGACATAGTTAAAACTTTAACTACCGCGTTGAGAGAAGCCGATAGCGTTAAAGATCGCTCGGTGCAGGTAGAGATTGGTGCAAGTTCGATCGGTGGATGTCGCAGGCAGGCTTGGCACATCATCAATCAAACACCTAAAACAAATCACGATACGGAGAATCTAAGTGCGATACTCGGTACTGCTATCCATCACACGATCCAAGAAGCGTTATCGGCACTCGATTTGTTTGGTGAGGACTTTCTCATTGAACAAGAGTTCTCAGTACCGGAACTTAAGGGGCATTGTGATTTCTATTCTAGGTCGGCTAAGTTGGTGGCTGATTGGAAAACAACCACGCTTAAAGGGTTGGCAAAGTTTCCAAGCGCACAACAAAAAATGCAAGTGCAACTTTACGGTCATCTACTTATTCAAAATGGCTATGAAGTCGAGCAGGTAGCCTTAGTTGCTATTCCTAGAGATGGCAAGATGTCGGATATTAAAGTTTGGCAAGCACCATACGATCAAGTAGAAGCCGATAAAGGTTTGGCTTGGTTGCAAGAAATAAAGAAGATGCAATTTCCACCACCCCCTGAGAAATCGGCAGTTTTCTTTTGCCAAAACTATTGCAGTTACTACGATCGAACAGGGGAAATCGGATGCCAAGGAAAATAACAGTTGAAGATGCGATGGTGCGTTACGGCGTTACAGAAAAGACTATTCGCCGTTGGGTAAAGCGCAAAGGGTTACAAGAATTTGAATACGATACATATAGCCAAGATGATCTAGACCAATTACTGAGCAAGATAGTGAAGCCCGCCAAGCCTAAAAAAGAAATTCAATGGGAGCGCGCCAACTGTAAGGGAATCAATACCGATTTATTTTATCTTGAAGATGATCTATTGCGGCAAAAGCACATTCAGATTCGATATGTGCGCCAAATCTGTTTCTCTTGCCCAATACGCCGCGATTGCTATCAATACGGTTATGAGAAAGAGCGTTGGGGTATGTTCGGTGGCGTTACATCTTGGGAACGCGCCGAGATAGCCAAGAAAGCCTACGACTCGCGCTTTTTACAGGCACTACGCAGGGATTTAGAAGTCTTTGGAGTACCGTTAGAAGATATATTAAATGATTCAAATATGGAAAGGGATTTACATTCGTGAAAACTATAATTGAAGAAGCGATAGATGCCTTTCAGTTTAAGCACGATTTTACAAATTGCGATGGTAAGAATAAAGCAAAAAACCCTTGCAATCATTATGAATTAATAGAACGCGCAAGGAATTACGAAAGTCGAATTCAAAGAAGTTTAGCCATAGATTTAATTAATAAATTAAAAATAATTAAAGATGGTTGGCTGGATAAACCAAATATTAAAGAAGGTTCGTATGCGGCATTTATTGAACTAATTTTTAATGTAGCCATTAAATTCTTAGAGGAGACAAAATGAGCATTGAAAAAGCCGTTAATCAAAAATTAACTGACGATCAAGTTCGAGAAATACGCGCAAAATATGTATCGGCAATTGGGCGTAACGGTTTTGCAAATGTTATTGAGTTGGCCAATTCATATGGGGTGGCTCAAGAAACCATTCGTAAAGTAGCAAAAAGAAAAACTTACAAATGGGTAAGTTAATACGCTTTAACCACGAACGCGGGGTTGTAACCAAAATGCATCGTTGGTCTTTAATCATAGGTCGTTGGCATCTAATAGTTACTAGGAGGCAGGGCAATTGAGTTCTTTACCGTATATGCAACTTTATGTATCTGATTATTTAGCAGATACCGCGCATTTGACCGCACAACAACACGGAGCGTATTTATTGCTTTTAATGAATTATTGGCAAAAGGGCCGGGCTTTGGATAACACCAATGACCGACTTCAATATGTAGCCCGCCTCAGCCCCGACGAATGGGAGGCCGATAAAGATATATTGGCCGAGTTCTTTGTTTTAGAGGGCGATATTTGGTGGCATTCCCGGATCGAAACCGATCTTGAAAAGGTGCGCGAAAAGTCAATTAAAGCCTCAGCGAATGGCAAGCGTTCGGTCAGCGTTCGGTCAGCAAACGCTGAGCAAACGCTCAACTATAAAGATAAAGATATAGATAAAGATAATAAATCATTGTTTGAGGCGTTTTGGAATATTTACCCAAGAAAGGTCGGCAAGCAGGATGCGTTCAAATCCTATCAGCGCGCTTTGCAGATCGTTTCTGCCGAGGAAATATTTGCCGGGGCTGAAAGATTTGCCGCCGATCCGAACCGAATTCCTACTTTTACGCCACATCCGGCTACTTGGCTAAATCAAGGCAGGTGGGGAGATGACCCTATACCCCCTAGAAACGGCACAGAAGGCGGTTTTAAGCCAGTTTTAGCCCCTACCCCAACCCCACCTAGGTTTTCTGCTGATGAAGTACCCAAAGGCGCGCCTATGCCCGATTCGGTGCGAGATATCTTTAGACGCACTTCTGATTTGTAAGTAAGTAAGTAATATGCCACACTTGATATCCGAAAGGGGGTTCTGATGACTTTGATTTTGTCGGCAGAACAATTACAAGTTGGGGATACGGTTGTTCACAATGACTGCCGTTATCAAGTTTCTTACATCGAGAGCGAACAACTTGGTAAAGCGTTATATCTGAAAAGCAATCAAGGCGATAAGGCTTTGTTTGTTTCAGATGATGATTTAATTACAGTAGAACTTTGATTTACTTCGGTGTGGAAGGCACACCGATTCCTCAAGGGTCAATGAAACATATTGGCGGTGGTCGAATGATCCATAGCCGCGCAACTGAACTTGCAACTTGGCGCGCTTTAATTTCAAATGCCGCAAAACAAGCGGGATGTAAACCAATTGATAGTCCTATAATTATTTCTATGCATTTTCGGTTAAAACGCCCTAAAACTGTAAAGCGCAATCACCCAACAGTTCCACCGGATTTAGACAAATTGGTTCGTGGTGTAAATGACGGCTTAACAGGCGTGGCGTACATAGATGACTCACAGGTAATACAGATAAATGCCACAAAATCTTACGCGGAGAATGTGGGCGTAGACATTGAGATTAGCGATGGTTTTGACTGTTTATAGAACAGGTGTTTGATTATAAACTTTTGGTAACAAAATAAAATATTTGCTCAAATGCAACACTTTTGGCTTGATTCACGCTAATGTTGGGTCATCGGAACAAACGAGCCGATAGAAATAAATGGAGGCAGTAATGAACAAGTTAGACATCAAAATTAATTCATTAACAAATGAAATTGTTGTAATGAAAAATCTACCACCACGCGAAGCATTTGCTTCGGTTCAAAATTTACTTAATACAGATATGAGCAAGGCTTCTGTAATTTCATTTCTAAAATATGCAATTCAATTACATTCAGGCAAGGCAAAATAATGACTAATCACAATCGTTGGGCAAAATGCTCACAATGCAGTTACACAACAATTTACGCTTATCGCGTTAATTACGAATTTATCCAATCTTGTGAAATTTGTGGATCATCTTTGAATCAGGAGGCAAAGTAATGCCTAAGTTTCAAGTTGGTGAAAAAGTGGTTTATCAAAATCAACTTGCAATTATTACCGAAGTTCATCAATATCTGCCAACCAAAACAGGTCGTAAAAAATTGCTTTGGTATTCGGTGCAATTTATTGGATTTAGAGCGCAGTATGCCGTTGCTCAAAAAACTAATTCATTGAAAAAATTTAAGGAGGCAAAATAATGAGCGCACAAATTACAGTAACAATTACCGAATACGATTTTGCTTACCTGCATACAACCTCAATGCGATGGGGTAAAGATTGGTTCAAGCAAAAGGGTCGCTTTGAAGATGCGCCGCTATTTACTTGGAAGATGGCTTATTGGTGTGAAAGATATTTAGATGCACTATTTTGTCAACACTTTTTATCAAGTAACGGGTACGAATCACAAACCGTATTTGATACTGCAACTTCTCAATGGACAATTCTTACCAACTACCTAAGCGAGGACTGGCGATGAATGGTTATGACTCATACACAGTCTTGGTAATTACCGATTGCCCGGCTTGTGAAGTTGAAATAGAAAAAGAATTTGATGCCGAAGGTGGCGCGTGTGAAGTCAAATGCCAAGCCTGCGGATACCGTTGGACAAAGGAGGTCGAATAATGTGGTTCTTTTTGTTAGTCGTAGTTCCTGTTGTTACAACAACCTTATTGATAGTTCTAATGGAATGGGAGGCAAGTGATGGCGAAAATACTTTGTAAGGGTCAGCATTGGGAAATTAAAGATGGGCAACTAATCCTTGATACTCCTGAAGGCAACGAGATTGCTAAACAAGTTATCACAACTTTAGAGGCGCAACTGCGACTAAAGATTTACGATCAGATATGCGCATTGCCACTAACTCAAGATCGCAAGAAAATGGTTAAGTTAGGAATTGAGAATGTAGCCCTGATGGTTCAAGATGCCTGCGCGCAGATTGCGTTAGGAGATAACAAATGAGAGCCACATCAGTAGCCGCAATGGTAAAGGCTGAGCCAAAGCGCGGATCAAATCGTGCAAAGGTTTATCAATTTATTCTTGATCGTTTAGAGCGCGGTGCAACAGATCAAGAAATGCAAGCAAGTCTAAATATGTCGGGAGATACTTTGCGCCCCACGCGCCTTAGCCTTGCCAAAGACGGGATGATTTACGATTCAGGCAAGACACGCCAAAACACGAATGGCAATGAATGTATCGTTTGGGTTGCATCAACTGTTGAGCAGATTGGAATGTTTTAATGCCAACATACGAATTTAGATGCGCAACCGATAAATCTATGGTCGAGATTCAACAAGGGTTTTATGACAACACAATTCCTAACTGCCCATTATGCGGGAAGGAAATGCAAAAAGTATTTCAAGCAACACCCACCGTATTTCGCGGTGGAGGATGGGGAGGCTCTAAATGATTGAGATTAGATTGCCTTTGCGCAATAAAACTTATTTACACTTTGGCAAATTACACGGATTTGGCATTGGTTTGAGAATTGATAAATGGGGTTTTGATCTTGATCTGATTAAGTTCTATGTTGGAATCGAGTGGTAATGATTAAAGCCATAGTAATTTATTTAGCCATAGTTGAGGTTATTGGTTATCTTTATTCGTTGTATGGTTACGGATCATCTAAAGGATGGTGGAAATGAGTCCAAGTAGAAGAATCAATCAAATCTTAGAAGAACGCCAAGATCAATATGGCGATGCGAAAGAGAACTTTCGCAAGATAGGCGTGATGTGGGGTTTGATTCTTGATCTTCCATATTCGTTATCTGAATATCAAGTAGCCCAAATGATGATTGCGCTTAAACTGCAACGCATATCAGTTAATCCCGATCATCAAGATTCATGGTTAGATATTCAAGGTTACGCTGAACACGGATTAGATTCGCTATGAATGATGCATACATAGCGCGGTGTATTTCGTGCGGGGCTTGGGGTCAAATTGACTCGCAATGTTCGACCTGCACTACAATTATCCCACCAACGAAAGGAGAGTTAGAAATGACTCACACAATCAATGGAGGCTCACGATGACGGCTCTAGGATCGGCGGCGATTGGTTCGCGCTGAAGTTCAAGGCTCGTATCCTTGTAGTAGTCGCTTTGGCGATTGGATACTTGCTCGCAACCCCGGCACTAGCAATAGCACCAAAAGAATTCATAGTTGCTAGAACGCCTACGGCGGCAAAGTTTTACGCACAAACACAACTTCATAAATATAAATGGAACTCAAAGGCTCAATGGGCTTGTTTAGTTCAACTTTGGACTAACGAGTCAAATTGGCGGCCGGAAGCCAAAAACCATCAAGCAGTAAAAATGCTGATAAACGGAAAATGGATTAAGTTTTACGCGGGTGGAATTCCACAACGCTTAGGGCTAAATCCAAGCGCGAGCGTTCAAGAGCAGGTTCGGGTAGGATTGAACTATGTTCGAGATCGTTATAGAACGCCTTGCGAGGCTCTTTCGTTTTGGCAAAGGCATTATTACTACTGAGTTCTATGATGATAATCCGAAAGGCGCAACCGATCGGGAATCATCAACAAATTTCGATAGGCCGTTCCCTATCGAATAGAGAGTGCTTGAGCGCGTAGCGCGCCTCCACGCATTACTGCGCTCGCACTCTCAACCAAATTACAATGGTGTAAGATAATTTTATGACCACAATTATTGCAAGGCAGTTTCCTGATCGCGTGGTCATAGGTGCAGATAGCCTTGTAACCGCAACTCGCAAATACACGCATCCCAAAATGGCAAAGATAACTGAACGCGGTTTATATTTGATCGCTGGCGCAGGAGAATCTGCCGCTTGCGACATTGCGCAACATCTTTGGAATCCACCAAAACCAACTGCCGATGATAAAAAAGATTTATATCATTTTGTAATTTCTAAAGTAGTGCCATCGCTAAAGCAATGCTTCAAAAATAATGAATACAAGTGGGATGATAAAGATGACGAAGAAACCAAATTTGCTTTTCTTATTGCAATCGGCGGTGAAGTATTTGATCTCAGCGATGATTTTGCAGTTTGCCTCGATGCTGATGGTTGTTATGGCATTGGTAGCGGTAGTTCTTTGGCTTTGGGTGCTATTAAAGCAGGTGCTTCTATGGAAACCGCGCTCAAGATAGCATCAGAGAAAGACCCATACACCGCACCACCGTTTCAATTTATGGAACAGGAAAAATGGATAAAGTAATTGCTGAAACCGTATTGGCTCGCGCTCAGGGCTATTGCGAAGTATGTGGATTGCCGGGCGATGATTTTGCCCTGCATCATAGAAAATTAAAATCTCGCGGTGGTAAAGATGAAGTGGCTAACCTGCTCGTATGCCATCATAAATGCCATAATCTAGGAACAGACTCGATTCACTTGAATCCGCAGAAGGCAACGCTTAAAGGCTATATGATTCCATCTTACGGTAAGCCCGATGAATATCCCTTACACCTACCTGATGGAACTATTGTAAGATTAGATAACGAAGGCAACTACAACAAGATAGAGGGCTGATATGGCAACAATAAATGTAACTGGCAATGTTGGAACTGATCCTGAGATCAAATTTTTTGACGGTAAGAACGGATCATTTGGCGTTACTTCGTTTTCTCTTGGTTATACACCAAGCGAGAAAAAAGGTGCTGAGTGGGTACAGGGTGAAACTATTTGGTTTCGCGTATCTGTTCTAGGCAAGCAAGCCGAAGTTATTGCTGATGCTATTAAAAAAGGCGATAAAGTTTTAGTAAATGGCGCATTTAAGCAATCGTCATACCAAGCCAAAGATGGCACACAAAAAACAGGATTAGAGATTAAAGCCGATTCTGTAACTATTGTTCCTAAGGCTGGCGCATCAAGACCTAAGGTAATCAAAGATGAGCCTGTTTGGGGTGGCGGATGGAACTAATGAGTAGCAAAGAGGTTTGCGAATACTTAAACATCAAGCCTAACTATCTGCATCAATTACAGTTTCGTAAGAAATTAAATTGGTCTGAGAAAAAGGGTCGCAATGTTTATTACTCACGCGAGGTTGTAGAGTCTTTGGGGCAATCACTTAAGAAATGAAACATATTGTTATGTTTTCGGGGGGTATTGGCTCTTGGGCTACGGCAAAAATAGTTGCTGAACGCTTTGGTACTGATGATCTTTACTTGGTATTTGCCGATGTAAAAGGCAATTCCGATTCACCGCATATAGGCGAAGATGAAGATACCTACCGTTTTATAGACGATGCAATTAAAAACATTGGTGGCGGTCATTATATTTACTTAAATGAAGGTAGAGATATTTGGACATTATTTCAAGATCAAAACTTTTTGGGCAATTCTCGTATTGCTAATTGTTCTAAATTATTAAAACAACGGCCTGCGCGTAAATGGTTAAAAGAAAACGCTGATCCCGAAGATAGCGTAATTTATGTGGGAATCGATTGGTCAGAAACCCATCGGCTACCTGCAATCGTCAAAAACTATTTGCCTTACAAAGCAGAAGCACCTTTATCTGAACCACCTTATTACGACAAACAACAACTTATTGAATGGGCGCAACGAGAAGGCTTAAAAACTCCACGCTTATACGATATGGGATTTCCACACAATAATTGCGGTGGGGGTTGCGTAAGAGCCGGGCAAGGACAATTCAAAAAACTATTGGAAACAATGCCTGAGCGTTTTGCAACTTGGGAAATTAAAGAACAAGAATTGCGTGAGCATATAGGGCAAGATGTGGCTATATTGAGCGAGGTTGTTAAAGGCGTTAAGCGACCATTGCCTTTAATTGAGTTACGCCGTAGGCACGAAGATCAGCCATCAATGATTGATGATTTTGATATTGGTGGATGTAATTGTTTTGTGGAGTTTGAAGATGAAGTGTAGTAACTGCCACAGAGCAAATGATTATATGGTTTGCGCAGGTTGTTGGGATTATGCTTTAAGCCAACTAGACAAATTTCCTACGCGTTATTACGAACTAGAAACTGAACTGATCCCTAGCGTTAGCGTTAGCAAAGGTGAGCGTATTCAAAGTTCAAGAGATGGCTCTCCTATCCCGGTGCGCCTTGAAACTTTACATCTACGATCAGGCGGGATCAGCAGACCACTTATGAAGCACGAAACCCAAATGCGCATCACGCGTAAAGAAACTCGTATTACCTTTCGCGGTGAAGAAATCAACAAGATCACCAAGACCACCACATATATCAAGACTCACGCTAATTGGGCGTTCTCTGAGTATTCCGAGATTGACGAATTAACCAAAGACATCATCACCATTGCCCACAAGATTCAATATGTGCTTGGGCATAAGTCCGATGAAATCACGATTGGCAAATGCCCTACTGATATTGATGGTGAGAAGTGCAACTCAAGCCTAAAAATTGACCCATCAAAGTTAGACCGCACATCTGAGATCACTTGCCGTAAGTGTGGAACTTCGTGGGATTCAACCAAGTGGCGTTTGCTTGGCAGGATGTTAGATGAAGTCAATTAGCGTTACTCAGGCTTCCCTGTTGTTTAAGGTTACAACCCGAACTATCTACAACTGGATTGAGGCAGATCGCTTACAAAGCAAAAATGATCTATACTCGATAGATGATCTGCAAGATGCCTACGACAAACGGCACAAGCCAAAGCCAAGGCTTCGCTATCGCTAATTTGCATTTGACGGCATTTTCCTGTATCTTCTCTACAATTGGGTGGCGTGTAACGAGAAAGTTATGATCATTACCATCGAGGAAGTTACGCTTGCCGACATTGACGAAGCCCTGAGAAACTATCGGGACAAATTAGAAGATCGTTACGGCAATCGCCTGACTTATCAAAAACGCCAAGAATATCTTGGTAAAGTAGATGATTTATTAGACGCAAGGCTTAAATTAACGGGGGGCAACCGTGAAAGTTCAAATAACAAAACTAACTCTTGATCCAAAGAATGCGCGTAAACACTCTCAGCGCAACCTTGACGCAATAGCCGCTTCTCTAGTAAGATTTGGTCAGCGCAAGCCTCTAGTGGTTCACCGTGGCGTTGTCTTAGCGGGCAACGGAACTCTAGAGGCGGCCCGCTCTCTTGGTTGGACAGAGATTGAAGTAGCCGAAGTTCCTGATGATTGGGATATGGATACTGCCAAGGCTTACGCGCTTGCAGATAATAAAACTGCTGAACTTGCCGAGTGGGATGAAAGTGAACTTGCCAAGCAACTTTTAGAACTTGATGATAAAGGTTGGGATATTCACGAATTAGGTTTTGAAATGCCACAGGTTATCGAGGCCGAACCTATTGATGAAAATGATGTGCCGGAAGTACCTGCTGAACCTACAACTAAAGTAGGAGATGTATGGCAATTAGGCAAGCATCGCCTTGTATGCGGTGATTCAACGGATGTAACCGTAATGGAAAAACTGCTCGGTGATGAAAAAGTAGATTTAGTATGGACAGACCCACCTTACGGCGTTTCTTATGTAGGAAAAACTAAAGATGCTCTTACTATTGAAAACGACAGTTTAAATCACGCCGAACTAACAGATTTCTTGCGCGAAGCATTTAACTCAATCTTTACGGCAACACGCCCCGGTGCTTGTTGGTATGTAGCCGCACCTTCCGGCGATCTTTTTCAATGTTTCTCTATACCCCTTACTGAACTGGGCGTATGGAAGCACACTCTTGTATGGGTAAAAGATACCTTTGTTATGGGTCGTGCTGATTATCACTATCGTCACGAATCTATATTTTATGGTTGGACACCCGGCGCGGCGCATCAAACACCGCCCGATCGCAAGCAAGATACTATTTGGGAAATCAAACGCCCTAAGGCCAACAAAGAGCATCCAACGATGAAGCCTGTTGAATTGATAGAACGCGCTATTCAAAACTCAAGCCTTGCCAATCAAATAGTTTTAGACGCTTTTGGTGGCTCAGGCTCAACCCTTATCGCTTGTGAACAAACTAAGCGTTTGGCTCGTTTAATAGAATTAGACCCTAAATACTGTGATGTTATTGTGAAGCGTTGGGAAAACCTTACGGGGCAAAAAGCAGAACTTGTGACCAGTAAGTAATCTATCTATGCCAAATCACAATGCCGCAGTTCCCGCGCCTGAACTCGTTGATAAAGAGGTAAAGGTTCTTGAACTACGCCGGGCGGGTTTGACTTGGCAACGAATAGCCGAGGAAGTTGGATACGCCGACCACACAGGGGCTTACGCGGCCTACAAACGGGCGATCAAGCGCACGATGCAACAACCCGCAGATGAACTACGGGAAGCAGAATTAGATCGTATAGATCGCCTACAACTTGCTTTATGGCCTAAGGCTATGAAAGGCGATAACGCTTCTATCAACACCATCGTACGCTTAATGGAAAGGCGCGCTAGACTTCTTGGATTAGATACTCCTATCAAGATTCAACAAGATGTAGTGAACTGGGATGGCAATGAAAGTATTGATCGAGCAGTCCGAGAACTTGCCGCGCTTCTCACCGCTAACGATGCAATTAGCGCAGGCGAGAGTGCAATGGCAATCGAAGCAAGCGAGATCGAACCAACTGCCGCCGGAAACGAATTGGAAGACTTGGCTGATCCTATCGGGGAGAGGTTGGGGCAAGACCCGAACGGGGTCGGAGTGGATAGTGTGGCAAGCCCTGAACAACCCGAAGACACGATGGGCAGTAGTAGCGGCAACTAGCGCGGATGTTACCGACACTTGCTTTGAAGGCGAATCGGGCATCATTTCAGTTTTAACTCGTTATGGTCTATACAACGA